CAGGTATCATCCGGCTGTAATTGTTAACAAACTATGAACTATAAAAGATCAATAATTTTTCTGATAAGAGGTTAAATTACATCATTGTTTATATTCTGATATTTGCTATAATATAATCAGAAAGAGAAAAGAAAACAAAGACATCAAGGAAAGACTTGAAGGAAGGAATAATAATGAAAGTATTGGTAGCATGTGAAGAATCACAGAGAGTAACAATTGAGTTGCGAAAGTTGGGGAATGAAGCTTATTCTTGCGATTTACTTGACTGTTCTGGTAATCATCCGGAGTGGCACATCAAGAAAGACGTTACTTTATTATTGAATGGAAATTGCATTTTTAGCACTGTTGATGGAGTAGAGCATGAAATTGCTGGTAAGTGGGATATGATCATTGCATTTCCACCATGTACATATTTGACTGTGACGGGCAACAGATGGTTTAATTATGAAAAGTATGGAGATAAAGCAATTCAAAGAATGCTAGATAGAAATGACGCAATCAAGTTTTTTATGACAATTGCAAATGCTGATTGTGATAAAATAGCAATTGAAAATCCTGTTGGTGTAATGAGTACAAAATGGAGAAAACCAGATCAAATTATTGAGCCTTTTGAATATGGTGATGCATACGAAAAACGTACGTGTTTGTGGTTAAAAGGTTTACCAAACCTTGTACCAACAAAAATTGTAGAGATTCCAGATAGAATAAAATTTAAGTCTGGAAAAACGATGGCAAAATGGTATGTTGAAGCCGGGAATCTTACAAAAGAACAACGTGCTTTAGTAAGATCAAAGACTTTTCCTGGAATAGCAAAAGCTATGGCGGACCAGTGGGGAAATGATTGCAGTAATTTAAAGAAGGTGTCAAAAAATTCTTTATATGGCATGTTTGGCGGTTTCCCGACAATCACAGAAATGTACAATAACAAGTGTTTTTGTTGTCCAGCTGACAGACAAGGAAATCGGTGTGGCGGTGAACAATGGTGCAAGGAAACATGGAAACGATATGAAGCAATTATCAATCCAGAATGGCATCACGTCAGCCTTGCAACCCTTGCAAATATCGACTTTGATATGTTAGATAAAAAGAGACAGGTATATCTCAAAGCGCACCGCGAACTAAAGCGAACGTTAGTAGACTTAAGTAAGTGTAAAACAGGGCATACGTACGAAGCTAGAGCACGTAAATTCATGCGTGATATGATATCGCAATATTATGATAATGAAATATCTTATGCAATGCGCAAATACTTAGATTTGCAATTATCAATGTCAAATGTTGTCAATGGTGTATGGAGTTCATACGTTGAACCCGCAACAGGTTTACATGAATCACGTAGATACAGTAGACCAACGTTAACATACTAAACTAATATCATAGCTGTCATAACGGCTTGACGGTGAGAAATGGAGCAAATATGAATCTTTATGGAATTTATAAGCGCAACACTATTGACAATGTACCAGAAATGAACGCATTATTAGATGACACCCGTGATTATTGTCACAGACGCGGCTTGCACTATGTCACATGTGCAGACGTTCCAGGCTATATGAATGAAGGTTGTTCAACCGTACACGCATATAATGGAAAGTATGGAAAAGGCGTAGTTCGCACAAGACCATGTTTTTATAGAGGTAGAAGATCAACAAATTATATGACAATTGAATATTGGGTGAAAGGAGAATTAAATGACACAAAAATTTAAGTATTATGTAACACTTGCATATCTTGATACATCTGAGGATGATGTAAAATTTGAATACATTGAAAATCAAGCTTACAACGCTAAAGACGCGGTAGCGTTGGCAAAAAGCTATATGTCACAATTTGGCAATGTGCAAGGATTGACCGTAATTGAAGTATCACGCGAATAGAAAGTGAGGATTTAACATGGATGCATTAACCACAAAACAGAAAAACCAGATGTATGATGAATTATCAGACCTAGTTCTCAGATACGGAAAGAACCCAATTGCAAGACGAATGATGAAAGCATACTGTACCGAACTAAAAAAGGTTGAAACCTCAAAAAAGCTTACAAGCATGGCGTTTGTCTTAACATCCCTTAGCTATCTTCTGGAAATCACATTCCCAACCAAATAACAAACAAAAAGCCGCCAATAATGGCGGCTTTATAGTTATTTATGACTGTAATAAATAGTGAATACGGCGCTTGGAATATAACTGCGTACAATTTTAAAAGGTAATGGAATACGAATGATATTATCACAAGATAAATCAAATCCAACATTTTTTCGATATGTAACAGGTAAAGTGACGGAGATTGACGGATAATTTCCGAGATTCAGTTCTGCTAATGCAACTGCTGATAAAACATCGACATTTTCAATATCATTTAAAATTCGTACACCAACCTGTGTAAAATCAAGTTCAATACATGATAGTTCGTTTAACGCCGTAATTTTGAAATGCTCTTTTAGTGTCGCCACGTTGTTAATCGTATTTTTCACAGTTGAAATCTTAGTTTCTGCAAGTGCCACACTTTCAATGTGTGTTCCCCAACTATCCACATACTCGAACGCATTAACAACCTCATCCCTCAGCTTTCTCACCCCACGCCAAAACGCAAGATTGGAAAACCTTTCTGGCAAATTCTTCATTGGTTCTAAATATTTCAATAAATCCATATATAATACCTCTCTTTCTAATTAACCATTCTCAGCGATACAATAAATATATAAATCCCAGGCTGTTGCAATTGATACATCTTCCGCATTTGGAACAGCCGCTAAGGTAATGCTTTGTGGCACAATTGCAAGTTTTGCATTAGTTCCAGTTTTTGGAATTTGTAAACGTACATCGGCTTGTACAGCAAAACTTGTATATGCCCACTTATTATCAATTTTAACAATGGTACTGTCTTTAGTTAAAAAAGGAATGTAACTTGTCATAAGCTTAACTTCATCCATCGTGTACCCAAACTCTTGTGTTAATGTAAGGTTGAAAAAACCATTAGCGGGATATAAAGCATCAGCCTTGAAATTTGGTGCAACAGCATTTATTTGTGGAATGGTTGGTTTAGAAGTCCAGACGCTTTTACGTACCGCAATGAATGGTAACTTTACAAGAGCAACAGGTTGACCTAAATAGCCTATTTGAATAGTTCGTTTCGGTTTTGTCACTGTGTCATGCCATTTTAAATTGTTGGATAATTCCCAGTTTGATTTACTGTCACCGCTTGCGAAGTCAATAACATTTGTGCAAAACCAGTCCCACCATGCGCCCCAAACGGTCGCCCAGACTGAATCATTGTCGGTTAAATCAAGAATTGTCTGAGGTGGAATGATGTTAAGATTCTTCAACAAATCTTCCAACTTTTTCACCCTAGTTTCTAACGCGGTTAAGTCAGATTCTAAAATCTTAATTGACTCGTTAATGTTGGAAATTGATTGACGTATCTCTGTAACTGAATGACGTAGATATGAAATTGATTGTTTCATATTTGTAATATCACCTTCAACAGTCGTTAATCTGTTTTCGACATTATCTAAACGTTGCTCAATATTTGTAATATCACCTTCAACAGTCGTTAATCTGTTTTCAACATTGTCTAAACGTTGCTCGATATTCGAAATGTCATTTTTGATATTGGTCAATTCTGTTTGTATAGACTGTAACTCATTTTCGATATTCGTCACTCTAGTATCAAGGGCTTGATACTTTGCATACAAATCTTTTAAAGATTCTTCTACACTTTTCGCCCACGCATTAAACTCATCATTAAATTCATTCAATGCGTCAATAACATCATTCAACTTCGCCCACAAAGCACATACCTTTTGTAGAAGTGACAAACAATCATCAAAAAGCAAAGGAATCGTAAATTGATGATGCCAACAAAAGCCCAAATGCTCTTTGTTAGGCGGATTGATAATAGGTATATTCGCCATAGTTACACCTCACTTTCATAATTCTACTCACATTATAACACAAGTTCCGCTTTCGTCAATCACCTAAACAGCCCCAAAAAATTATGTTTCAGTTTATCACAAATCTCCGTCTCAAAATCCCACACGGCAGTTGTATAAGTCTGTGCATTAGACGCGGCTGTTCCGCTTGACCCCGTGTGAGTTGTGCTATCATCAACATGATTTTTGCTCACATTTGTCAGATAATTGTCATCGAGCAAATCCGTTTGCCCTTGCGGTGTATCAAGAAACTTGTGCCAATCATCGGAAGTATGAACGTTTTTGCTGTTGTCCGTTTCAAACATATTCTTTGCGTTATACGCTTCAAACCGTGCCTTAAGCTTGATATTCAGTTCGGGCATAATTCGCGCCATATCACCTCTCATGTGCTCACGGAAAAGAAAATCTGTCTCATAACCAATTTCCCACTCCAGAAAATGCCGAATGATCATTTCGTTAATAGGCTTTCTAAACTCCTCACTGAAAAGCGGATAATCGTCAAGCCCAAAAGCCGCAAAATCATAATTATCAAACAAGCTTTTGTTCGATTTCCTGTCATTTCCAATTTGCGAATTTTGCAAAATATCATAGACATGGAGCGTATAAGCCGCCCCCACATCATACCAATACTTATCATTATCCAAAAAATTAGTGTCAATCATTGGAATTGTCATTATCCTCACCCTCACTTTCTTGAGCTTCTAAACCACTGTTCTTAACTTCCTTCACTGTCTCTCTATTGGTGTCCATAACTGAAAATTGGTCTAGCAGTCCAACATCACCAATATTCGAGTCATTAAACGTCGCCTTAACATTCAATCCGAATTTCTTGTTGCATTGGTCACAGAAATTTTGTCTCGCCTGTTCATAAGAATTTCTTAAAACCATAAGTGTTGGAGCGTCTTGCATCACTTCAAGGCTTGAAACCTGTGCGACTTTCGACTGTGTTCGTCCGTTAACACCCAACATAAACATAAAGTCCGACATTAGCATAGATTTCAGTTGTTCCACATTTCCCGCAACAAATGGCGCGGGTGTCTGATATACAATTTGACGTATATCGTCATACTGACTTTTCAAAGGTGACATATCTCTTGTATAGACAACAGGTTTATGACCCGCAATTTGCTCATAGAGATTGGCAAACGTTAGCTCCTGACCATCTGGTGCATTTAAGATTGCGGGCGTGTTCTGTGCTTTTAAGTTCACGTTTATACACCTGTCGCATTCGTAAAGCAACGCGGCATAGTGTCGACATAAACCGTTAATAGAAACAACGTCATAGTCTGTGTACGGTGACAAGCTAGCCGTCAATGTAGCAACTTCGCTCAAGTCTTTACTAACCGTATTCACGAACGTCTTACATTGATACTTTGTTGCACCGCCATACCACGTCTTAGTACTTGATGTTGTGCAATCTCCGACAACATAAAATCCATCTTCTTTCCAGAGTCCCCCTAACTTACCAAGTACAAAATTTTCATTGAGAATGTTATTTGCATGTCGGTAAACGTCATCGTCATCAAATGGCAACCCCTCAAAAGTCCAAGCGTCAACAGCAATCCTACGCAAAAAAGTATAATACAGACCGATAGTTAAAAGGTTTTCTGTCTGTGTATTCTGATTTTTGGTATTTCTTTTCAAATTTCAACACCTCACTTTCTAAATTATACACGGAAATTGGTACATTTATCATTCACCCTCGCCCTCACCCCTCACCCCTCAGCCCTCAGACTTCCACCCTCATTTTACCATATTGACCGTCATTGTCAATTGCCAATTTTCAGTGGCAAAACATTCGCAAAGTATTTTAAAGACCAATACGGACAAAACATGCTTCTAGCATCTATCCCCCCGATTGGTGGAGGCGGTGTTGTTGGTTGCACAACCTCAGTCGTGCCGCTACCTGTTGCGCTTCCAGCATTTCCACCAGCTGGATTGACGGGGGCTTTTGAGTCTGAGTCTGAAATTGTACCTTCGCCAATTTGAATAACGCCTGTTTGGGCTTGCATGTCGGCGAATACGCGGTTGTACTGTGTAGTTGTCCAACGATTGCCGTCATTCGCGCCCGTTTTAGCGTTTTGACGTGCCATGACTAATTTTATCCAATCGCTTTCTGTTTCCTTGCCTGTTGTGCCAGTGAAGATATCTTTTACAGCGTCCCAATATCCGCTGTCTCGTATGGCGATACTAGCGGCAGTTCCCACGGCATAAGCACCAACGTTTGAAACGTCATACCCCAAATGCTTTTGTATTTCACTTCTTATCAGACTGTAATAGTTGTTAAACATTGCCCAGTTTTGCATTTTTGAAAATTCTGATAAGTGATTATTTGTATAGTCGATGAAAAGCTGTTTCAAACCGCTGTTGCTGACAAGTTGTTCATTGCCAACACCCAAATCAATATATGGTTGAAAACCACTAAACAGATTTGGATAGTGCTGTATACAAAATTGCATAAAAGGCACTAGTCCATAACGATAATCAAATTGATATCGTCCGTATGCTCTACCCTTATCTCCGTTTATATACCAACCACTAGTGTCAGAATATTCTTTACCAGACTCGAAAACTTGCCAATTTATCCACATTCGTGCGCCTACTTGCTCATCTTCTTTCTTTTCTTCTGGAACTGGTTGTGTTGACTCTGAGTTTTGCACAACTATAGCGGTGTGTCCAGGCATGTGTAAAATGTCACCGACTTGCAAGTTGTCGCCTGTTGTTAAGTATTTACTGTCATACAATATATCAAATAGCTCTGTATTTTTAAGCTGTTCTAGTTCGTTGTATGTATTCATACTTGTACTTACTAGAATGTTGAGACAATTTAATATACATGCAACTAAAGCAGAGCAGTCAGTTGCACACGGTACTTTAACGTCTTTAGGTTTCCACCCGACTTTTCGACACTCATTTGTAAAAGTCTCCCGTCTATGTTGGTTATATCCAACATTTTGATTATCACATGATTCTATCATAAGCGTAGCAATCGCACGGGCAACGTCTGGACGGTTGCGAATACGTGCAATCCAGTCCCAGCGCCTACCGTCTCCAGTTTGCGGAAACCAACCTGTTACGCGGACTTCAAGTCCGTTTTGATCTCCGTCTCTGCCACCCCATAAATTGCCGTTTTCATCTTTAGACGCTTCTCCAATATATGTCGCCATTTAACCGCCCTCACTTTCTGGAAAATGATTTTCTAATATTTTGTCCGTGTGTTTATAATTTTCGATTCCATGCCAAAACCAGACACCGCTATCAAGGCGGTTTGACATGTATGCAATTGCGTTTTGTGGTGCGTTTTCCGCTGTGATGATAGCGCCGCTTGTGTGAACATAGTTAACAATTGGTAATGAGTCTATAACAATGTCGGCTAAACTACCATTGTAATTATAACCATACATACAGAAGTAGTTGTTAAACTTTTTGATATCTTGCAATGAAGGATAATACCACGCTACAGATATCATAGGGAAAAGAGCGTTATACATGGCAATAGTTCCAGTTGGGTTGCCAATTGTAAGGTCTGATTCTTCAAATTTTGCACCGAGATTTTCCGCAAAAGTCTCAGCGGCTTGAAGCTCTCCCTTGATATCAAGTGAAAATAAATTTCCAATTGAAGCAACTCCAAAATTGCCAAAATCGCGCATAACACCGCTGTTGTTTAGCTGTGTAGTCGAAAGTTGAACACTATCCCATGTACTACTTGCAAGCGAGTAGTCGCCATTAGTTCCGTTTCCGTACTGCTCTGGTGTTATAACAATACCGCCTAATTGTGACTGGTTAGCCGCCCACTTGAATTTAAACTTTTTGGCTAACAGCGCGGACTCATCAAAATAACGAAAATCATACTCTTTAGCACTTCCACCGCAATTGACTGTTAACTTGTTAAATTGTGGGGAAGTGTAAAGCTTATTCCACAAAGGTTTTTCAACAAAGGATTGCACCAACTCAACCTCTCCTGTGCGGTTGTCAACTTTATCAAGATTCTCGCCACTAACCTCAGTAGCGAAAAATTTGGGTACGTGATAAGCTCCGATAATATCCTCTTGCCGCCCACACTTTGCATAGCGTTTAACTACTTCTAACGCTTGTGCGCGTGTAAGCTTACTTGTGTTGCTCTGTACAATGCCGCCACACTCACACGGATTCACTGACACCAACGAAAAGAAATTTGATATTTGTCCATAGTCGCCCATTGCGAAGTTAGCAATTGCCGCGTAGAAATCACTAGAACGATTTTCATAGGTGTCCGTATTGTTTGCGGTCATGAGATAAACGGAGTCGTCATCATCTTTTGAAAAACCATATTCAGTTCGTGCAATTTCCCACCTATCGACTTGCGTTGGTTCGGGATAAAAGTTTGCAAATAGTCCGTCACTTGCGGGGTGTTGTCTTATGACTGGTGATGGATGGAATGTGAATTTGTCGATATATGTAGCCCAATAATCGACAGATGTATTTACATATGTCAGTTTATTGTTAACATACTGATAATCTATAATATACGCAAATTCAATGCGTGATTCATTTTGATATGCCATGTAGTTATAGCGTTTTATTTCATCTGCTCTTACTGGACATCGGAACGTTTGCCCCTGTCTTTCCCACGTTACATTATCATAACGCTTATAAGTAAGAACGCTGAGAAGTTCTTTTAAAAACCCCTCAGCGTTTCTCTCTGTTGGGATCAACAAATGCTTACCGCTGTCGTCGAATGGCGAGTCAAACAAGTATACAGTTGTCATAAAATCCCCCCTCTATTAAGCATTTTTGCAAATTGCAACTGCATTTCCCCACGGTCTAATGCCGTATGTTTGCCAAACGTTTAAGTACTGATTCTGATACATTCCCGCGGCATTGTAGAAGTCACCGCTTGTACTCAGATTGTCGCGGTACTCGAAAGTATTAACATCTGCAAGTACTGCAAGAATGTTTTGATCATCCTTGATAGTTTTCCAATATTTTGTTACTGGATCAATTGCAGATGTAAAATCAAGATAATCAAAGTTAGGGAATGGTGTGACACGTCCTACTAACTCCGCTTTGCTCATGTTGAAAGCACCCGCAAGTGTTTCAACATTGCAATTTACTAAAACGTCACTTCTTATAAACAGATATAAACTGTCAGATGGTGTCCATGTAATAGCGGGTGTCGCGTCTGCAATTCCCTGTGCTGTTGCATATGCCTGGTAATTGTTGAAGTCACTTGAAGCATGTGTGATATCAAGTGCAATTTTCTGAATTGTCTTGATAAAGCCGACAGATGAAGCGGCAGGGTCTGCATCATCCCATGGAATTTCCTTCTTAACTACTACGTTGTTTTTAACGGAAGTCTGAATCAACTTCTTGATAAGGTTTTCTTCCTCGATCTCGTTACCACTGAAAAGACTTGTCACCATGCCTGTTACCATACTGTCAAGCTGCTCCCATGACGTGAAAGCTCCTTCCAAAAGTTCACGGGGAATTGTTACTGGAAACTGTCGTCTACGATTCTGTCGGAAATAACAAGTTTTAACGTCTGGTTTTGTAACTTGTAAAAGCGTTGCTCCAAGAGAAATATCATAATCACGCCCCATGGCAGGATTGACGTAATTCATTTCCATATCGGTTCCAAGTGGAAAACCTTCCTTTTTCAGCATTTCATACTGATTGGTATACATCTTAGATTCAACGGACTGAATTACAATCTTGTTTACAACATAGTGCAGAAACTCGTTCATAAATGGTGCATACTTTACGATTGGTGTCATTGCGTGAGAAATTGACGTTGCCACGGTAACTTCGCCTGTTGCCCTCATGTATTCGTTTGAGGAATTCTTTCTCGCATCGTTAAAAAGATTTACTCCGCGCTGTGCGCTTGTCAGCGGTTTTGTTGTTGTTGCCATAATTTTATACCTCACTTTCTATTAACTATAATAGCTTAAAATATCATCAGTTGTGACTTCCTCTTTTTCTTCTTCCTCATCTTCTTTAAGTTTTGGAGACGGAGAAATTGAAGTTGTCACGCGGTTGAATAGCTCCAAGTTCTGCTTGCTGAGTCTGTCGTTTTCCGTTTTTAGTGTTGCGTTTTCTGTTGCAATTGCCTTTTCCGCTTCATTTGAAGCTTTTGCCATGTCTAGCACATCTACAACGATTCTTCGCATTTCATCAACCGTCATGCCGTCTGGAATGTTTAAAGTAGTTACCATCTTTTCAATATCAATCATGCTTTCGCCCCCTCATAGTTAATATTGGCAAAATGAAAACTGTGTTCCCACTCATATTCTGCAATTCTGCCTAACTCAATTGTATGCCCCTCTTTTGGCATGTGCAAAAAGAAACCATAGCCAATGTCAATCCCAACATGTCTACCTTTACCGCCAAAAGATGAATACAATCCGTTTCCTTCTGTTCCTAAAAACGGTGTGGTCTTTTCTGCTCCGTCATGATAGTGTCCGGTGCTGTAATTTTGTACACCTACGACAGCGGACACGAAGCCGCTACAATCATATCCAATTTTGCCACGCGAGAATGCTTTATAAGCGGCTAACTCTTGCGTTGTATACTTTGAAAAATAGGCGGGTTCGAGACTGATAAGTGTGTTCATCACTTCATCGGTTAGGACTTGCCCTTTTGCACCGTAAAAATATGCATATTCATCACGGTGATAAAACATATATAACGCCTTTTTAATTACTTCATAATACGTCATTCTTTCACACCACCTTCCAATTCTGTTTTAATTTCCGAGATCATTTCCCTGAGGGAATTGATTGCATTTGTAAGCTCTTTTGTTTCCTCTTTGTGTACGTCTGTCTGATACTTGATATAGTAACAAAGAATCAACGTCATGCAAATTGGAAAGCCGACACTTGTAATCATTTGCGTAACTGCACTAATATCCATCACAACACCTCACTTTCTAAAAAGGTGGGCGTGTCTCCACGCCCGTGCTGACAGTTTGCACAACTACCCCGTTCTTCGCGGTCTGTCTGGTAGTCCCTAACTATAGTTTAACATATATTTAATTTCTGTCAATAAGTACACGTTTGATTAAGTCATTGAATTTTTCTGATGCTGTTTTTGAACTCGCACAGATTTGGGAAGTGCGTTTGTAATATAGCAACCATTGTATTATTTTTTGAGTTGATGGTAAGTATAACTCGTTCGTTTGTAAGATTGTTTTTGCTTTGTATTTTCCGTCTATAATTGTCAATGGCACACCTTGCTTTGTCGGCAAAATTATAGTTATCGCGAAGTCAGCAATATAAATTCTGTTGTTTTGTGTAGACATTTCACCATACCACCGCCATGGTAAGTGATTATAAAGTTCGGGGTATATATCCTCTTGCCATGTGCCATTGATTGTCATGTCATTTGTTTGCGACTCGTAAACGGCTAAATGTTTAGACACGTGTGCATGTTTTGGCGGTTCTGTATACAAACAACAGATTTTTAAAATGTCATCTTCAAGTTTACGATTAAAAATGTAAATTTTACCTTGCTCAAGTTTACGTGCATCAATGTTATAGTAGTCAAACAAAGGGCTTTTGGGATTGATGCTATTTGCACATGCTACAACGCGAACACCCCTTCTTTTTCGTATAATTGTGGACAACTGTTGACTATAGCCCTTCAAAAATTCGCCTTTTGAGAGCGGGCGAATTGTAGTGGTGTCGTCATCCTCAATAAATTCATCAAAAAATATAGTTTTAACACTGTCGTAGCCGTTTCCTTTATATTTCATCCATGATGCTATTGATGAACTATAACCACAAGTGTCATAGACCCATTTGTTATTTCTTCCCAACGATTGTTTTCTATAACTACCGCTGTAATAATTCAAGTTCGCTTCTTCTTTCCATAGCTTCTTTTCTACGTACGGTTTGATGTTGGAAACTGCACCCCATGCACGACCGCGAATTAAGTAATCTTCACGTGTACGCATATAGACGAATTGTGCACCTGTTGCGTCATAGTCGTCAAACAACCCCTTGAAAACTGAGTATGTTTTACCCGCGGAACGTTCACCAAATACAATATAAACGTCTGCATTTAAAGTGTACAGCGATGGAATATTTATATAGGTTTCGTCACCTACTGTTATATATAAGTTTTCTATTTCCATATACTATTATTCTCCTATCTTCTCTAAGATTATTGGTGATAAGTGTTTCGTTTTTACCGTAAACTTTTCTAAACGTTTACTTATATCTTTATCTGTGTTCTCTTTTTTCCCCTCTTTTGTTATTATTGTCGGCTTGATGCTATAAACGTCTATTCCAATCAAAGCTCCATATTCTGGACTGATTGACAGAGTATATGTAGTGTCCTCTATCCATGTACCGCCATTGTCATATGTTTCGATTGCGTTCGTAGTCGGGTGTGATATTGTACGCCCCGACACGTCTGCATCAAAAGTGGTAAAAACTTCAAAATCTTCGATTGACGTAAGATAATTTACGGCTTTCTTCGAGAGTCCAGATACAGTCATATACAATTTGTTATCAGTATCTTGATATATATATTTCTTCGCGCCAAAAGTCTTAAATTTCAACCATGCACCAGTTTCTTCAGTTTCCCAATCAAAAACTCCTAAATCTGGTAGTTTATAATCTAACCCATAGCGTTTTATAGCTAAGTCAATTTTATATTTTGCATAATCATTGTACCCATTTATTACGTCTAAACATTCCTCTCGATTGATAATTTTTGCACTGTCTGTATCACAGTAGAGCACATTTCTATCAATCTTCGACACTATATCATGCATTAAATGGTAGCGTGTCCACGCGGGTATGAAAACTCCAATTTGATAAGGCAAGAAACTTCTAAAAGATTTGTAAAATTTTTCAAGCTGTGCGGAAATTTCCTCTTTGTTTGTGATAGCACAGTGGTCTAAAGTCCACTCCGTGCCGTCAAGTGTAACAACATCGTGAATAGGGTCTTGCACAAACATACCATAAAAGGAATTTACGCGGTTTTTTGCTTTTGCGTAGTTTAATTCTTCGCCTTTTACATGTTTTAAACTTTGTTTGTTGTTGTAATACTTTAACATTGTGCAAACAATTCCTGATGGTAAATAGTCAGCTCTACAATAGTAGCATTCATCTACGCGGATTGCATCAATTTTGTACATCCGCAAAATGATTGCAAGATCTAGGCTAGTACATGTCGTCTTTATCATTTCAGCTTTGAATATTCTACCATTATCCAAAACGCTATCACTTGACACTTCGCAATGTGATGATGATAAATATGTCATTGTACCTTTTGCGCGAACGTTTTTTGCTGTAATTGTACAGATGAAAAGATAATTGTCTGTGTTGAGTAAGCGTTTTAAGTCGTAAATATTCGCGTTTGGTAAACGCTTGAGAGGTGCAACAGGAAATTTTTCTGTCGCTATGGCGAACGGATACGCGCTACCAAAATCGTAGCTATCCACATTTTCCATTATTTGCCCCGCGTACATATAGTTAGCGTGAGTGTAGCCGCCCATAAAAGCTTTCCGACATATTACATACCTATCATAGTCAAGTGAGGTGTTGCTAAACATCTTCATCCACTTTGCATCTTTTTTCATAATGGCACGAAGTTCGTCACGCAAGAAACCAGTATTTGTATATGGAAATTCATAAAACGGTTTATTTTCCTGTTCTTCCAGTTGGTGAATTTTCGCTACCATAATTTCAACGTCTCGATATGTGTAACGTTCCTTATCTTGCGGCAACTTCTCCCCTGGTTTTACGATATCTTTGTAGTTCATTTCAAGCTTTTCAAGTCCTACGTCTTTACCGCAAGCCGCAAGACCTTTATTAGTAAGCTTGTAACTACATCTAAATTCCAAAACATCGTCTATAATAAGATATAACGGTTCGTGAGTGTCCATATAAAAACCGCCTGTCATAGTATGGCCCTCAAGGTTTCTAATTATAGCTTCCATTTCA